CTGCTCTTCATGGTCATCTATGTTTTCTTTGAGCTTTGTAAAGAGTCCCTTTTTTTCTTCCGGTTTTCTTTCCATTTTTTTATTTTATCTTGTAAAAACTTCTGTATCTTTTTTCTCAGTTTTTCTATAATTGGTTGTGTTACAGTTGTAGCTGCAACAGCAGTAACAGCAGCAATAGTCGTAGGAACTAATACATCACCCGTAGGTAGTTTATAAGGTGGAAAAGGTGGAGGTAATGTAGGTGCTGGAGGTTCAGCAGTCTCTACAGGTTTTGTACCCTTTGGTTCTCTAAGATCACTCGGAGGTACAACTAAGGGTACATAACTCGGTACGTCAGCTGTAGGTAGTGGTATAGATATTGTTTCTATATTTTCTACTCTAGGGATGAGGATTCTTGGTATGTTTTCCATGCCTCTTTTATTGCATCTGTCCAAACTGCATTACATACTGCTTGAATTTCTGCTGGTTCTGCACTTATGTCTGAGTCTGGATGCAATGCATATCTTTCAAAAGATCTTGTTAGTTCTGTGCCATCCTTTTTGATGACTGTTGCTTTGCGGACTTGTACCGCTTTGTATTGACCGACAACTTCTATCTTGTCGTATTCTATTGATTCGGCTAATGCCATTAGGATTAATCTCCGATTAAAACAGGTTTAGGCTTAGTTTATAGACGTAGCTCGGTCTATATAAATTTAAGGAACAAAATATGAAACTATACAATGTAAGTTATGACTGCCATTTCCTACAGTAGGTTGACTTCCTGTAGAACTGCCATTGTCAGTATGAAAATAAATATAAGCATTACCAGAAGGTACTAATGCACCTATAATATCTTGCCCTGCACCAGCCCAGTATTGAACAGTACCAGAACTATAGTTAGAATTACCTGCACCACTAGGTTGATTAGTGCCTGCTGACGTAAAAGGCAATCCATAAACATTCATATTTCCACTAGCATTAGAAAGAGTACCAGAACAATTTATCCAACATGTAACCTGTTTACCAACTTTGACATAAAAACCTCCGTTACCACTACTTGCACTCCATGAGCCAGCAGTTTGATGTCCACGTATATATGGTGAAAAAGTGCCTTCTTCATAGTCGTCCAGTGCGTTGGCATCTGCGGTATCTCCGTTAAAGGTTACACCACCAGTAGATCGAATACGAAAATGCTCTGGTATATTAGAACCATTCCAACCGAAAAAACGATAACTAGACCCTTCAAAACGGAAAGAATGATAATAATTTCTACCAGCAACTAGCTTAACTTCATGTGATCCATGACCTGTTTCACTTGAATTACCTAAACGCACTGTAGTTTCATTGGAATGTTCAACATCTAATTTAAATGTAGGGTTAATTTTTCCGATACCTACTTTTCCATTAGCGTCTATACGCATTTTTTCGCTATCATCAACTGTGAAATTTATTAAAGATCCAGCAACCGCATCAGCTTTATCAGCTTGTAAAGATAAATTTCCATAACGACCAAGTACATTTGCTATACCAGATCCGTCTTTAATTGACAATCTTGTATTTCCATCATTTCCTGTTCCAACTATATTTATTTTACTATCTGGCGAAGCTGTACCTATACCAACCAGACCTGCTGGCGTGATAGTCAAAGCATCTATACGAGCAAAATGATATGTCTTAAGGTTTATTCCTTTTTCATTTGTGCTGGTAGAAGTACCTTGTATTGTTGCTTCTTTGTTTGAACCATTACCTAAAGCTAAAGTTAATTTTCCTAAAGTTCCGTCTGCTCCACCAGAAAGAAATGTATTACCTAAATTTGTAGTTCCTGTTGTAGATATTGTTTGTGATCCAAAATCAGGAGAAATCTTTGTTCCAGCTATCGCTGCACTTGCATTTACTTTAGCGTTAGTTATTGCACCGTCATTTATTTTAATTGTAGTAGCACAACCATCAACTAAGTTTGCTGGAGCAATCGTAGCATCAGCTATCTTAGCACCTGTTACTGCATCATCTGCAATCTTAGCTGTAGTAACTGCATCATTTGCAAGTTTAGCTGTAGTTACACCACCGTCTGCTAATGCACCAGTAATATACAGTAAACCGTTCATTGCAGAATGACTGGTACACTGATAGTATAAAACATCAGGAGCATCGTGTTGTACTTCTACAATAACTGTACCACTACCAGCGTTGTTAGTTACGCCAGTGTTGTATGCAGTGCCACTTGATCCAAATGTACTTTGTATACGTATAGGATGACCACCTGAGCCATTTTCAAATCTATACGTTTTACCTCTTGTAAGGTAAAGGGTAGGGTTGTTGACAGTGCCATTCAACCCTTCTCCTTGAAATGTGTAGGCACTAGAACCGCTAGCACCTATTGTAAAAACTCGATCTAAAGCATCACCATCTAGACCAGCTCGTTTAATTTGTGTTAATGTCATAATTTATGAGTCTGTTCTGTATACACCACCTATGATAAATGCCTGATTCCAGTTAGTACTTCGTTGTTGTGAGTTATTCCAAGAATTTGAAGTACCATCTTGTCTATGAAAATAAAGACGGGTTTGACTAAGTTCAAATATAGGCATAAGGTTTACTGCTGACATACCACTACTTCCTGTATAAGCAAAATTACCAAAACCATGTCCAGTGCCATCAACAGTAAATGGAAGTCCACCTATGTAAAAAACGCTGCCATTGTTAGGAGGTTGAATACTGTATATATAAAAATTAATAAATACCAAGTGACCAATCTTTATATATCTGGCATAACTTTGGGTTCTGCTTCCACCACTAGGTAAATTAGTTGTAAAGGTTCCTTCCTCATAATCATGTAACTCATTATTTGAACCAGTACCACCTAAATAAATAGACATTATAATACCTCCGTTAAATTAAATTTATACTTCTTACCAGAACGATTATTTTTTAAGAACAAGTCTGATTCTCCTTCCTGTATTGTCCAGTCACCCCATGTATTATCAACATCATTAGATGATCCTTCGTTAGATAAGTTAAGGTCATTGGTGTATATGTTTCTCCAACGATTACCTGTAGTACCTAAATCTTGAGCGTTGTTAGAGGCTGGTAAAAAAGTTTTATAACAAGTAACACTACCTGTATCAAAGTTCATTATTTCTTGGTTATTAGCCCAAGCTTCTAACTGACCGTCACCATTTTGTGCCATACCAGTATCGCTATCACCTAATCCCAAGAAAGCATTTCTTCCGTCTGGAGTACCAGTAGAGGCACTTACGTTTACACCTAAGAAATTATCAGTAATATAGACTCCTTTACTTGTTGTCGTTAACTTTCTAATGTTGTCATAATAAAGCTCCACTCCTCCTTCGTTGGTTGGAATTTTAATGTATGTATGATCTTCTGCTACGTTAGAAAGTTTATACTGATTAGTTCTTTGTACTAAATAACCTGTTGAATTGCTAATTTTACTATGAGATCCATCGTGAAAAATCTCTAAATCATTACCATCACCAAATCTTGCTTTTATGTTGTCATCAAAGTCAACACCTGTTGAGCCACCTACAGAACTAACACCTGTAAGGTTTGATCCGTCACCACTAAACGATGTAGCAGTAACATCACCTGTTACGGTTACACCAGCGGCATCTGTTTCAAGCTTCTTACTGCCATCGTAATAGAGTTCTGTGGCTCCACCATCATTTGCCTCTATATAAGACTTACTTCCATCTGCATTTTCTATGCGTAAGTTTGCAGAAAAAATATAAAGATTACCTGTACCACCTTCTTTTATATAAGAATTATTACCATCGTGATAAAGTAGCAGATCACCACTATTACCGATTGCAATTCTATTACCAGAAGCGGAACCATCATTTATCTTAACTGTTCCATCAACAAGGACACCATCACTAATAGTCTCAAGCTTTTTACTGTTGTTGTGATATAGCTCTACTGATCCGTCAGTATTTGCAAGAACCATGGCTTCGCCATCGTCTTTCCTAAGATCTATTCCAGCACCATTAGAATATATTTTTAATCTTCCAGTTCCAGAGTCATAAATTGCGGAGTCTGTTCCATTGTGATAAAGTTGCAAATCTTGTGACGCACCTAATTGTATGCGGTTACTTGACGATCCACTACTATCTCCCAATGCAATATTGTTACCATTACTGTCTAAATTACCCCCTAGCTGTGGTGATGTGTCAGCAACTAGATCTGTATTAACTACCTCGAATGTAGGGTCAGCACCATTATTAGCACGTAAGAACTTTCCGTTATTGCTAGATGTGCCATGTTCTAGTTTGGCTAGTGTTACTGATTCGTCTGCAATCTTAGCTGTAGTAACTGATGAGTTCTGTAGTATTGCTGTTGTAACTGTGTTGTTACTTGGTGTACCAATATTTACAGTACTACCTAGAACAACAGCATGATATGTACTACCAGCTACTGGAGCTGCTCCTAACTTAATTGTACTACCGTCTAAAGCAAATCCTTCTGATGGTGTTGATGTACCAGCATTAGGCTTCTGTACTACACCATTAATAACTAATAATACTTGTTGTACATTAGAAGGTGCATTAGTTATAGTAAAGTTCTGTGTAGTCCCATCAAATGCTGGACTAAGTGTAGATATAAAAAAGTTACCTATACTTTGTACTTCTTCCCATGCAGTATTTGTTCCATTATATACGAGCATTTTACCTGTGCTAGTATTAAAGAATAAATCACCGTTATCAAGAGAACTTGTAGGATTACTCGAACCGACTCTATATCTTTCTGCGAAGTCATTTATGTCACCACTAAGATTAAGTAAGTCATCTTCTTTTAGTGTAGCTTTGTGGTATGTATAGTTTTGTCCACTACCTGTAGAAGCTACAAGAAAACGTATACCAGCTGCTACAGTAGTACCATTAAAGTTTGATGCAATACCTGTGATATTAACTGTTGTACCACCTACTGTTTGACCAGAAGCTGTACCACTATTACTTACTTGTAATCCGCCTGCATCAGCTATACTGATTACAACACCAGATGCTGGCTGTGTATTTGGAAATGACTGTTCGTTTGCAATAGCTTCAAAACCACCAAGTGGTGCAAGCTGTGCAGCAACATAGTCTACCACAGCTCCGGATGTTGGAAAACTGGCATCACTATCTGATATAGTAGTTTGCTTTGTAAGTCCATCTATCTGGTTTAGATCAGCTATGTCAGCTGTAAGAGCTGTACTATCAGCAAGTTTAGATGCTGTACCTGATTGCATATTAGCTAGAGTTTTTAACTCACTGTCTGCTATCTTAGCAGTTGTTACAGCATCATCAGGTATCTTAACTGTTGTGACTGCATCACTAGCTATCTTAGCTGTTGTAACTGCACTACTTGCTATTTTAGCTGTGCTAACATCACCATCCTGTATATTCTCAGTAGATACAGAGTTATCTGCTAACTTGTCATTAGTAACTGCGTCTGCTGCAAGTTTAACTGTAGTAACAGCTCCATTTGCTAGCTTACCTGTTAATATTGCAGTATCGGCAATTTTATCTGCTGTAACCGCTGCATTAACTATTTCAGATGTACCAACAGAGTTGTCAGTCATTTTAGCAAGTGTTACTGAGTTGTCAGCAAGTCTAGCAGTATCTACACTACTATCTTGTAGTTCAGCAGTTCCAACAGAATCATCTGCCATCTTAGCATTAGTAACAGAATTACTAGCTAGGTGCGCTGCATCTATAGATCCATCTACGTAATGTTCTGAGTCTATACTGTTGTCAGCTATCTTTGCATTTGTAACTGCATCAGCTGCAAGTTTAGCTGTTGTTACTGCTGTGTCTTCTATAGCTACTGTATTTACTGAACCGGGAGCGTAGTGCTCAGAGTCAATAGAATCAGCAATATAGTGTTCAGAGTTAATACTATCGTCTGCTATTTTTGTACCATCTACGATGTCTGCTGCTAAGTGAACTCGGTCAATAGACCCGTCTACATAGTGTTCTGAGTTGATAGAATTATCAGCTATTTTATCTCCGTTGACTGCATCACCTGCAATCATGCCTGTAGCAACAGTACCGGTGTCACCTGTAGTGACAACAGTACCTGTTACGTTAGGAAATGTAATTGTACGATCTGCTGTAGGATCTGCTACTGTTAATGTAGTTTCGTGTGCATCATCTGTTGCACCTTCAAAAACTATATCAGTACCAGCACCCATGTTCAGATTACCAGTCATAGTACCACCAAGGTTACTAATAAAACGACCTCCAACTTCTTGTGTTTTAAACAAGTTCTGTGTAAAGTTGTCGTTAAGGTCTTCTGACTTGATAGCTGATCCAGCATAAAATGTTGCTGTTAAATCGTCTACACTGGTTTCTCTAAATATTTTGATTTTGACTCCACTACCGGGAGCAGTATTAAATTGTAACGTGGTTGCATTAGGCAATGTAAATGCCGTAGTGTCCACACCATCGAGACTTGCTTTGATGTCCGAGGTCTTAAGATATGGGAATGTAAAGGAGTACGTTGTAGTACTATTGTTACCTGTATATTCGTTTTGTATAACAGCACTCATAAGTTAGTTACCGTAATTAATTAATTGTCGTGTTTGTTGATCCCTCTGTTGTATGTTGGCGGCTTCATCAACGTTACCTACTTTCATCTCTTCTCTTGCAAGTTGAGCATTGATAATAGACTGTTCGATATTAGGGTTCTCGCTAAGGTATCTAGCCTCTGCAAGTTTTTGAGCTTCACGTATTATCATGTTTAGCTCTTGGTGTATAGGTAATAATTCAGTTTTAAGTTTGATTCTATCGTCAGCTCTTCTGATACTAGATCTTCTAAACTTACGTAAAGCATCAACCTCTTTCTTATACCTTTTGTTATTCATCAGGCGTTCAACCTGTTTAAATAACTTCTGTTCACCAATGTATTTATTTATCTGTTCTCTGTCTTCTGGCTTCCATTCGTATGATCCAGTGCTATCCATCTTCAGCATGCTAAGACCATCATAACGTATGTCACGTAAGAATACACGCCATGGTTCGTTTGTACCACTGACCTTGACAGGACTTATTGCATTAAGTGCACGTAGTACTGGGTTGTCAATGTCGTTTAGTGCATTACCAGTCCAGATATCTATTTGATCTGGTAGCAAGTTTCTGAATCCGGGTAATCTGTTAGCTACGAATGATTGTACTTCACCAGCTAAGTCTTTCTGTGCAGAATCTATAGCTTTAGCAAGTACACCTAAAGATCCACTCGCTGGTATCCAAGATGTCTGACCAGCTCCTAGCTGTGCCCATGCACGTTCGTTACCATTTAGTGCGTCAAACAAAGGTTCTATCATAGTCAATGGTGATTCATTCAAAAATGTAGCACCGATAGTCCATGTAGCTTTAGACATAAAGTTTTCTAGCATATGCTCATCCATGTCAGATGCGTAGTATGCAAGATCTCCCATTAATGTAAGTATGTGTTCTATACCAATCAGACCTTTATAACTATACCAGTTATTACCAATACGTATAGTCTTAGGTACATAACCCATTTCGTCTCTTTCTTTGTTACGCTTAGATGCGTTGTAGTGACCGTTACCTCTAATGTTACCACCCATTGCATAGCCCCATAATGTAGCTGTAAGCATGCTACTAAAAGCTTGTCTACCTACATACTCAGCTTGTATCTGTTTAAAGATAGCATCTGCAAATGGTTCTCTGCTTGCGTCTATACCATGCTCCATAAGTGCTGCTGCTATATCGTCTGCTGATTTAGCATATATAGTTTTAGCATACTTATTGATACCCGGTATAAGACTAATAGGTGTCCAAGATAGTGCAGCTTTTACATAGTTAGATGCAGTACGTGGGAACGCTAGTAACTCCTTTAGTATAGGATATGCTGTAGTAGCTTCTGTAAGATAACTAGCTATGCCATCATCTAGGTTAAGTTGTATTTCACCAGAGAATGATTTAAGTACTTGGTCTTTAACCAATCCATTCTCATCAAAGAAGTTGTTATAGTGCATCTTTTCAGCTTCAAAGATCTTCTCCCAGTCTGCATAACCAAACTCACTAAACACATCTTCATACGCTTTGACACGTGAATAATAATGTGCGTTGTGTGTGTTAGTAAATACGTCAGGAAATACCATAGCTGTCATACCATAGCGTAGACCTTTCATCTTAGACATCTGAGTTAATGCAGCTGCTGTTTTAAGCTGATATGCTCTACCCCAGTTACCATCTTTCTCGTATAACTTTGCAACATCTTCCATGATGTCCCAAGCCTTGTCAGTTTTAAATACATAATCTTTACGAAATGCACTTAACATGGCATTAGGATCTTGGTTAACCTTCTTCATCATTTCAAATGCGTCAGTTAATGCACGTCTGTTAGTTTCCCATACAGCACCATTGTAATAAATAGTTTTCATTACATTGTCCATGTCACCCCTAATAGCGTGACCTAGTACAGCTGTGATAGGTCTAAGTATAAGCTGTGAGCCATTACCTACACCAGCTCTAAATGCTGATATACCAGATAGCATGTTATTATATCTAACACCCCATGCACCCTTAGCAAACAAGTTCATGTTCTTAGGGTCAGGACTTTTGAGTAATCCAAGTGGTGTAATCTGATCTGCTGCCCATTTGTATAGTTTAGCAAGACTATCTACATCACCTTTAGTGTGTGCATATGCGTCAATTAGTGGACGTAAAGCATCAGGATTGACTTCTCTTAGTCGTTTTAGCTCCTTTGTAAACTTTAGGTTTTTAGCATGTATAGAGTTTTCTGCTGTCTGAAACTCAGATAACAATGTATCTATACCTTCTTGCATTGTACGTGGTGGCATCTGATCAAACCAGTTTTTGTTACGTAGTGACCAACCAGATAGGTATTTATTCAGTGCATACTCATCCATTAAAAATAGTAGCTTGTCAAGTACAACGTCCATAGCTCTGTTATCATCTATATATGGAGCCATGTCTGTAATTGACTGTGCAATAGTAGCAGCTTCTCTACCTAGAGTATCCATAACTCTACCAGATGACGCATTTACTTCTCTACCTAAAAATCTGTCAACAAGATCACGCATAGCAAACGCTGCTGCTCGTGCCTGATCTTCGTTTATAACATCTACTTTAAACTTACCTAACATTAGATTCTTAACATCTCTATCTTGTAAAAATAGTTCTCTAATGTCATCAACAGTTTTTGCAGGGTCTATGATATCTTGATATATACCCCATGCTGCTGCGTTCATTTCTTTAGCACTAAATCTAACACCGTCTACGACAGCATCGAATCTACCAGCATCTCTTGCTGCTTCCGATACACCCATCACAGCATCACGACTTGTTGATCCTACCATAAGACCTTTACGTCTCATTGAGTCTGTAATGATAGGTGCTGGATCTCCCTTAGATGTGCCGTTCTTAATAGCTGTAGTATCTGCTATGTTACGTGCTACATTACCGGGAGGTACACTTTGCTTTGCTTTAGCTGCGTCATCAAGTACATCAGCATTTAAGTCAGGATCTAGTCCGTTAATGTTAAGTTCTAACTGTTCAAAGTTGTTAGCAGTTTTTCTTTCGATAGCTGCCTGTTTTTCTACATCTTCTAAATACTCGTATCTACGGTAGTAGTCATCCATATTATCAATGTTAGCTAAAGATTCCTCTAATGCTATCTTTTCATTGATAAGCTGTTGTTCCATACCTCGACTTAGATTTGTATTACCTAGTGATAATAGTTCATCTATTTCAGCAATACGTATCAGTTTATCAGGATCACCACCCATCTGTATGTTAAGCTGTTTGTAAGCTTGTGCAGTATCATCTAGTGGTATCATCCAGTCCATGGTCTTATGGCCACCTTTGATGTCAAGAAATGCTCCAAGTACACTACCAAATATACTAAATGGTGCAGACTCTAGCATGTTCTTACCCTTTCTTACACCGGGGCTATCACTTGTAGTAGTCTGAAATAACTGTGGTAAAGGTAATCTACCCTTTGGTCCAAACGTATCAGGAAAGAATTGGACTAATGTATCAGTCAAGGTGTCATCTTCACCAATATCACTTAGACCTAATATAGTAGCGTCTCCTAATCCGTGTGCAGCCATACTAGCTGATAGTTTTGTAAACCAAGGCTTACTAAACAATGCACCACCAGCCAATTTAGTATTAAGCTGTCCTTGTATCGCATTACCACTTATAATAGAAGGTAATACAATAGAGGATATACGTCTAATACCTTGATGTGTAGGATTCTCAAGCATTGTAGCCTGATCGTACTTTTCATCTATCTTGTTAAAGCCGGGTATAATTGTACCAGCTGCATCCATTACAAAGTCAGCTAGTCCTAGACCGGGTGCAGATAAACCTTGGAATGTATTATCAAGAACCTTAAGTGGGTTGCTAGAACCATACATACTTGTTGCATTTTTACGTTGGTTTTGTCTAACTTCATCAGTAGACATGCCAAAGTATTTCTGATTAAACTCTTCTTGTAATCTGTCTCTTTCATCTCCTTTCTCATTCCACCATGTTTCATATTCATCTTTCATGGTAGTATGATTATCCTCTATAGATAAGTCTACAGAGCTATTACCAAACATGTATCCGAAAGGAGCTGGGAATACAGGTTGGGCTGCTTTAGCTTGTCGTTCCTCTTCGACCATTTCGCCGGGAACGTATGTTTCTTCTTCCATTAGTTCTGTAGCTGTTCTCTATTTTTAGCGTTAAGTAGAAACTCCCATGCAGGCATATCAAATTGTGCTTCGATTGCATTTACACATACTTGTAAAGCTTTCTGATCGTTAGACATACCAGCTGCTCTCGCACCTAGTATCTCGTCACACCATTTGTCAGCACCCCATTGCATGACTGCTTTCTTTGTTCTAGCATCTGCATCTACTGTATTTTTTAATGTATTTACAAAATCTTCTTTTTGCACTCCTTGTAGTACACTCTCATCCATTAACTTATTTAACAGAGCATTGTTTGTCTTACCTGTCTTAAGTAAATTATATAAGTGTGTGTTGTTGATTGTAGGACTATTAGATCCCATATCAGCTGAGACTAAATCTACCAGTCCATTTACTCTTGACTGTCCTTTTGTATCACCTAGTGTTGCATCAATTTCAAAACTAGATATATTACCAAAGTTTTCTCCAGCAAATCGTGTAAATATAATTCTATTCGTTGCACCAGATTTACCTTGTTTCTGTCTAAATAAACCAGATCCACGAAATCCATCTTTGTCAAAATTGACAAGAACACCATTGACATATCCTAGCTGTTTATCTATAGACTCTTTAGCACGTGCATATCTTTCTTGTGGTGTACCATTACGATCAGCGGCGTAACGTGACAGTAACTCAGATCTCATGTAGTCAGCCATAGTAGACGCTGATGGACCAGCAGCTTTATCTAAAACTCCGTCCTTCTCTACTTCGTCTATTGTAGCATCTGTAATCTTTTTGATGTGGTCATCTAAGTCTTCAAACTGTACACCTACTGCTTGTGCAAGACCGTTCAGATCATCATAGATAAATCCTATCTTCTGCTGTTCGTCAGGTAGTGCTGCCCATGCGTGATATACTAATCGCATGTCGCCATTTTTATATGCCTGTACGATTGTAGAACTTAGTGTTTCAGCATTAATATACTGACTCTTAAATCCTAGACTACCAGCGAATAATTCTCTAGCATACTGATTACCATTAGATGCTTCCCAGTCTGCAAAAAATGCGTCAGGATTATCTTTGTAATATCCATCATTCATTCTTTGCTGATACTTAAGTGCATCAGTTTGCAATCTAGCTTTGTTCAGTGTTTCTTGATCTTTTGTTTTCTTTCTAAATCTTTCAGCAAAGTCATCAGCTAGCTCTTGTTTTAAATATGGAAACTTAGCAAGTATGTGATTCTTAGGTGAATCTTTGTCAGCACCGGGTATTAAATATCCGTTAGGACTCTCAGGTGTGACGCCCATAACATGCTCTAGATATGTCTGAAAGTCATTGTAGTTATCCATCTCACTCTTTGCCCATCCTACAATGTTAGCTCGAGTGTTAGGTACAATAGGTTTAGAGTATGTGCCGTCTCGTTTCTGTATAGGTCTAGCATTAACACTAGCTATCGCATCTACAAACAGTGCGTTCTTTCTATTGTAAAATGCTTTCTTTACATTTTCATATTCAGCATCACTGCTAAAATCTGCACGTGTAAACTTCTCACCACTTATAGCTTTAATACGTTCACTAAAACCATTTATGACTTGTGTGTTACGTTCGTAATCTTCTCCAAGTGTTAACTGATTCTCAGCAGTAAAACCTTTTTGTCTGTATAAGTTTTGTAATTTAAGACCTAATTCAGACTTAGGATTTATACCATTCTGTTTCATCAACTCTTGTGCACGAAACTGGTATAGACCTACAACTGATTTCTTATCTACAGGTATGCCTTGCTGTTCTGCAAACTTTAAAAAGTCTCTCTCGAAACCATCAAAGTTTTTGACATGTTGCATGTAGAATATTTCTTTAGTTACAGGGTTACGAGTTTCGTTTACGTTTGTTAGATAATCAAATGTTTGCTTCTCATCTATGTTACCTGTTTTCAGATACTCTTGTATAGCGTTAAATCTTTGCTGTGAAAAGTCAAGAAAGTCAACATTACTTTTAGCTTTCTGATAGACTTGGTTTATACTACCAACTGTACCATCAGCTACATCACTCTCATACTCAGCTATTCCAGCTTCTGTCTGAAAATAATCTATAGCATTGCCGACTGCTTTCTGTACATTAGCAGCAAGCGTAGGGGACAGCTGCCCCCACGTCTTTGCTAGATCTTGTGCTTCTTTTATCTTAACCTTAAAATTATTCTGCTGTGTTATGTTGTTACGCTTGAGTGCGTCAGCTCGTAACTTCTCGGGTATGTCTACTTCTATTTTTTGCTTTAGCTTTCTGTTAGCTTCTGCTACCTTACCGGCTCTATCGAGTCCAGATGTATAAGACGCATCAAATAGTTTTTGTTCGTTCTTTCGTTTTTCTAGAGCTTGACTTTGTGTTTGCGATTGTATCTGCATGGCTCGTAAGCCAGAGTCAAGCCTAGTATTTTGATTTCTACCACCCCGAGCGTACTTGGTTAGGTATTTCTTTGTTGCCATTAGCTGCTGTTATAAATATTTGTAATGGATTTTGTTTGGTTTTGGAATAACCCACCAACTGTACCAGCTATACTGCTAATCGTAGAACCCCATACCTGTGCAGATGCTGCTGATGGTGATACCATAGCTCCTTTGATAGGCTCAGGTCCGAAGTCATAATCTTCAAATACTCGTGGGTATAAGAATGTAGCTTGTGGTGTTGGTAATGGTGCAATAGGTTCTGGTAGTACTCCGGGGTCTAGCATCTTAGCTGCATATGCGTTAAGATCTTGTACCGTACGTTCTCTACCTATAGCTTGTAGTGCACTCTGTGACGCTGTTGTAGCGTTGTCAAGAGACAGGTCAAGTAAAGACATAGCAGTAGATGCTTTTAATGCTGCTACGCTTTTTGCTTTATCTATAGACCTACCTGTTTGACCTCGTGCTCTAATCGCTCCTTCAGCTTCAATAGCCTCTAGGTATGCGTCGTTTTTCTGATATCTGTTTTCTGTTTCTATTTCTCGTAGCTGACGTCTTTCGTCCATGCGAGCAGCTTTTTCATTCTGTGCATTAATACCGAGCTGATTATAAAATATATCATCAGACTTCTGGTACATGCGCTCATTCAGATCTTGCTCTCTGTCACGTATCTGTAAGTTATAATTATAGGTACGTAAGTTTGCTGCATCTTTGTGTGCTGCAATCAGACCTTCTTGTCTAGCTCTTTGTTCAATCTCTTCTACAGCATAGTTACGTTTAGCAATCGCTGACTGCTTTGCCATTTCCCATGCTTCTTTATCGTATTGATACTGGGCTTCTGTTGCTTCATTCTGTATTTCAGCTCCTTGTTCAGCTGCTTTCTGTTGCTTTCTTCCAGAATATAACTGTAAGCCAAGCCCTACTACCGGGGCTATAAATGGTAATATTGGCATTATGTTCTCCTGTAAAATCTAGGTGAGTATATTCCTTCCCACATCATAGAGTTTAGAGAGACGGGAAACGGTGAATCATTAAATAACCGTAGTGTAAAGTTATCTGTTTTTTGGTGTATAGGTAATGTAAATATAGCATGATCTGACACAGCAATATCATTAGCTAGATAGTTGTCAGCCATAATAACTGGGTTTAGATTGTACCACTCATCAAGATATATTAGTATCTTAACACCGTTACCGGGTGCAGAGCTGAATGTAATCTTAGGTACAGCACCAGTTCTGTCAACTGTAAACGCTGTAGTTACCACGTTATCTAGTTTAACTCTGATCTGGTCATCATCTATATAGTTAATATCTTCGTTAATCCAGCTATATACTGTAGTAGATCCATCACCTGTATATTCTTTTTTACCTTGACGTATACCTTTAGACTTAAGTTTAAAACCCATAACTCCTGACAACCCTACAGCAAATCTCATACGAGCTATTGTAAGATTAGCAGTAAAGTCACTACGCTTCATCTCATCATCTATCTTATAATATGTCTTAGGAAGTATTACATCAAAGTCATACTTATATCCTACTATAACATCACTAGCTACACTTGTCAAGTTTTTAAATGGTACTTTAAAATATGTGTTACCACTTTCTACAACACGCTCTGGAGATATAGTAAATCCAGACTCAATAAACTGACCTGTAGCTGTAGTACCTTTAATAACTATCACAGGTGTCAGGTTAGTAGCATCGTTGTATGGTATAAAACATTTACTAAAGTTACCAGCTGTGTCAAATGTAACAGAGCTAGCTGTAGCATACAAGTCTATACATGGATTTAGTCTTTGACCATCGTTGTTAACAATAATAGCGTCGTCAGGACTCTGACTCAAGCTAGCTTTGCTAAGTGTAAACTGTCCGCCCTGTTTTGTTACAGCAAAAAATTCATCAGAATCTGCTGCTATAGTTTGTACATTACCGGGTGCAAGCCAGTTAAACCATGTCTGTAATTTAATATCTTTACCTTCTGCATACTGTCTAAAGAAATATATGTATCTTGTAGTTTGTCCTGAGAACGCAATAAACTGGTTCTGAGCACTAGAGATTAATGTATCAACTGTAGATGGTATCCATTCGTTTACAACTCTACCAATGTCAGCTACCTGTGGGTTTTCGTTTTCTCCACGTGTAACCATAGCAAAGACACGAGTATAACTAGGTGTCTTACTAATAAAGTTAATCGTAGTACCAGTATCAACAGGGTCGATAACTGTATCCATCTCATAGTTAGCGATGGTACGTATTACTGTTTTAGCTGGTGTGAGTATACCGTCAGCAGCTCCCATAAGAAACTGTTGGTTAGCACTAAAGAGTACAAGACCCTGAGTAGATGGTATGACACTATGAAGTGCGACAGGCTTAACTGTACTTGCACTAAGATCAATAGGGTCAGCATCTGTAACTGTCTGTGCAGACGTGTGATACATGTTAAAGAAATCACCTGACTGACTCATAGATACAGTATCAGCAGATAAGAAACCTAGTCTGTTGTTATGAAAGAATGACTGCGTTATTTTCTGTCCTACAAATGATGGGTGATCGTTAGTGTCATCATCTCCTACAGCTCTAGCTACCCATGGTATACGCTGTAATGTAAAGTTATTCACACTTGTATTTACTAGCTCATGTGGCATAGTAGAAGCATCTAGTCCTGTAGATGTGCTAGGAGATAATGTTTCTTCGTAGTAACCGGGTCCGGATGTACCGTTGTTAGCTACGTATTTTAAATAGTATGCTGATGTAAGTGCACCACTGTTAACAACTTTAACTACATGGTTATGTACTGTCTCACTAGGTAATTCATCTAATGTAGCAACCTGATCTTGAAATACATTTGCTTGGTTAGAGAATGGTCCAGCTGTACCAGTAAGTGTAAATGATGCGTTACGTGTTAATCGTATATTATCTTTTAACTTAGTTGTTGTCAGTCCTGATATATTTAAGTTATCAATAGCTGTCTTAATTTTAGTTAAAGCTTGATCGTAAGTATCAGTGCTAGTAGTAGTAACTGTCCATGATTGTCCAGCTACTGTGCCACTGTAAGTTGTATCTACAGAAGTGCCAGTAATTTTATATGTACCCTGTCTGTTTGTATTAAATGTAGGGTCAGCTGTCTTAGCTGCTGTAATTAATTTGTTAGTTATAATAGACTTATCTTGTATAGTCAAGACATCGTAGTCAGTTCGAGTTCCTGTAAGGTACGCCTGTGCCCCTGTACCGTACGAAATATTACATGGTGCAAAGGTCACAGCGTTCCATACTGCAATCGCTCCCTGAGACTGTCCAGAGGGCACTGGTGTAATACAGCCTATGTATTTTTCATCATCGGTTCTAGATATAAAGAACCACTTAGAGTTGTCATATGTAGTGCCAGTACCTAGATTTCCTATGTGCTGAAACCCCGGTCTTTTTGTAAGACCGAAGGTTGGATCAGGATAGCCATTGATGCACTCCTCGACTTGACCGGGAAGTTTCTTGTCATCAGATTGTCTAGATACTCCACCAAGATAATCGTCAACTCGCTGAGTAACTGCTGGCATTATCGTTGTAAAGCGTGAAATGGTTGATAGCTTTGGTAGAAGTTTTGAGAGTCTTGTGGATGTCCAAACATCGTGAACTGTCCTTGACTTGTTTCATACTCCATAGCTAAAGCTCGTTGTTGTACTTCTTGTTGTTGTAGACGTCTATACTGGTCGTCATCACCAACAATTCTACCAGACACAATAGTAGCTGCTCTGGCTTTGATGTAGTTTTGTACAGGTTCTGGTAAATCTATAAAGTCAAACTCCCAGATTACATCACATTCGATAGGACTGTATGTCCATTCGTATGTATGATTCTGTCTGTCATATAGTTTACCGCTTCTACGTACAGCGTGGTAGGGTGAGTTTTGTGCGTTTTCTGTAAGTTTAATTTGTATAATATTGTTAGGTATCAGTATTTCGTTGTTGTTATCTTTGTTAAATTCGTAGTGGTACTCTCTGTTAAAAGTCCATCCTTCGGATTGTACCTCTCGTGACACCTGTAACAGGGTAGCATAGGCAATCGCAACTTCCGGGTTGG